TTTGGTATTAACGCATTAGGATTAATGAGATTTGGAGCTTAATTGACAGCACAAGAAGTAAAATTTAGTAACTTTTATGAGTCTACTTTAAATGGTATTCTCGCATCAGGTGCAACATCTATGACACTTACAGCAGCACCTACATCAGATGGAACATCAGGTATTGCAGCACCTTACTATTTAGTTATAGACCCTGACAATGCTTCTAATAGAGAAGTAGTTTTGATAACATCAGCATCAGGTACGACAGTATCTGTTATGACTAGAGATGTAGAAGGTAGACATACAACTGACCCTACACATACATCAGGAACAGTAGTTCGTATGGCAGTTGTTAAAGAAATGTTTGAAGATTTACATGACAGAGTAGATGCAGATGTTGCATTAGGTTCAGGTACATCAGGAAATTATGTTGCAGATGTAACTTCGGGAAATGGTTTAACAAAAACATCTAGTGCAGGTGAAGGACAAACTGTAGATTTAGCAGTAGATATTACTGGTGCTACTGATGGTACAGGTATTACAGTAGATGGAGCTAACGATTTAGTTTTGTTATATGATGCTGATGCAACTGCAGTTAAAAAAGTTAAGACAAGTCAAATAGCTGAACCTGCAGATGTACACCCATTTTTAGTTATGGGAGGATAACATGGGTATGTTACTTATGCTCAAAGAAGGTGGAAGTCTAGGAATAGACACTATTGGAAATAAGCCAATAGATGAAGATATAGATTTACTACCTGATACTGGTGGCGGTATTGAAATTGATAGACAGTTAATGCTGTGGTCTGATAGTGGACACGCATTACAATATCTTGATGTAGATACCTTGCTTTTGGTTGGTGCGTAGTATACTATAGAATATATTTAGGAGATAAAATATGGCAAACGCTTACAAAATATTAGGACAAGTAGCAGACGCATCTGCAAATGATGTAGAGCTTTACTTAGTTCCTGCAGCAACAGAAGCAATAGTATCAACTATTATTGTTACTAATAGAGAAGCAGCAGCTAACACATTCAGAATTGCTACTAAGACAGATAACTCTGCAGTAGCTGATACTGATTATGTAGCTTATGACACATCTATTGCAGCTAATGATAGTATTACACTAACACTTGGTATAACACTAGAAACAGGTGCAGAAATATCTGTTGGAGCTTCTGATGCAAATGTAACTTTTCAAGCCTATGGCACAGAAATATCATAGAGGTTTTTAAATGAGTATTAAATCAATTAAATATTCAAGTTTAGAAAACTCTATCGCTGATAGTCAAGAAAAATCATTTGATGTAGATTACCTAGTTGTAGCAGGTGGAGGTTCAGGTGCAGGTGGTACTGGTTCTTACAGTTCTAATGATAGAAAAACAGGTGGTGGCGGTGCAGGTGGTTATTTAACAAGTTTTTCAGGAGATAGTTCAGGTGGAGGTAATTCTGCAACTCAACCAATTAAAGTACAACTTGGTCAAAGTTATAAAGTAGAAGTAGGTGCAGGTGCTACTTATAGTTCTTTTAGTATGGGAGGAGATAGTCAATTCGATACTGTAATTTCTGTTGGTGGAGGTCATGGTGGTGGTGCAGGTTTCGTAAGTATGTCTGACAGAGGAGGACCAGGTGGTTCTGCAGGTGGAGGTGGAACTAATGGTAATACTTTCGGTAATATTTTAGGTCAAGGAAATGACCCAACTGGTGCTTCACACAGAGGTGGTGGCGGTGCAGGTAATGCGGTCAATTCAAGTGTAAATGGTGGTGATGGACAAGACAGCAACATTACTGGTTCAACTGTTACTTTAGGTGGCGGTGGAGGTTCAGGAAAAAATGGTTCTAGTTACAACGCAGGTGCAGGTGGTACTGGTGGCGGTGCTGCAGGTGGTAACAGTAATGGCAACTCAGGAAATGTAGGAAGTGCAGGTACTGTAAACACTGGTGGTGGCGGTGGTGCAGGTGGCGGAGGTAACTCTAATAACAACAGAGCAAATGGTGGTGCAGGTGGTTCAGGTATTGTAAAACTTAGATACCCTGCTAAATATACTATTTCTGTAGGTGTAGGTTTGACTTGGAGTGGTGTAGAAGGAACTGATGGGTCAGACAAATATGTTGAATTTACAGCAGGTAGTGATACTGTGAGTTGGTCATAATGGCACATTACGCTTTACTTAATGCAGACAACATTGTTATGAAAGTTATAACAGGTAATGATGAAAATGATGATAGATTACCTAGTGAGTTTTCTAGTTGGGAAGAATTTTATGCTGACCAACAGGGATATGATAATTGTAAAAGAACATCATATAATACAAAAAACAATCAACACTTAAATGGAGGAACTCCCTTTAGAGGTAATCATGCAGGTGTAGGTTTTACTTACGATACAGTTAATGATGTTTTTATTCCTGAACAACCCCATGATATGCCTGATAGCACTTGGGATTTATCTAGTTGTAAATGGGTTGACCCTGAATAATAAAACATTAAAGGTGGATAATGGTCAAAACAATATTTGTAAGTAAATACAATAACATACAAGAAATAACTAAACCTGAATATTCTAAAAATAATATACCTAAATGGTTTAAAAATTTACCAATAGTTAAATCTAACGCATCAGATAAATTAATAAAACCTAATTCTAAATCGTGTCCATCATTTATAAGTATATATAAAGAAGGTTACATTATAAAAGCACCTTGTGATATTTTGTTAAAAGTAGATGGTGATAAGTGGGAATGGAATACACCAAGTACAATGTTTAATATAGAAATACACGAAGATGAACAGTTGTTGAATTACTTGCCAAGAAACCATAATATTAAAAAAGTTTTTAAACTAATTTATCCATTTAGTATTATTACACCTAAAGGTTATAGCGTAAGACAAGTACCAATATACTATGATTTTAATTCTGATTGGGAGGTTGCTTATGGTGTGTATGATACAGATAGATTACACGACATTAATCCACAAATATTATATAAGTCAGATAAAAAAGAAATTCTTATAAAACAACATACACCATTAATGCAACTCGTACCTTTTAAAAGAGAAAAGAATACTATGATTGTTGTAAACAATAATAAAAGATATAGTAAAATATTAGATACAGCTAAATATAAGATTATATCTAAATTTAATGGAGGTTATTATATAAATGAATAGTGTAAAATTAGATATATACCCTGCAATCGAAGAAGCAGAAACATTACTTGAAACATATACACCAGTTCAAGCAAATAAATTTTTGCCTGAATGGTATAAAAAACATTCTACTCCACATAGAGGAGATGAATCTTATTCTAATATTGAGGGTTTAACAGACAGAGTTATAACTACAAAAAAATGTCCTGCTATACAAGAAACTGTCAATACAGGAGTAATTATTCCTGCGTGGACAGATATATATATAGAAAAAAAAGGCGACATTTATAATTGGTATGCACATTGGAAGGGTGCAGTAGATACTATAGAAAGTCATAATATAAAACAAGTAGAAGGAATGGGATTAAATGGAATAAAAGATTGGGGAGTATTAAAAATTATGTGTCCATATTTATTTATAACTGAACCTGGTTATGGATTACAATTTTTTGACCCATTCTACCATCACAGAAGAACAATTAGATTATTACCAGGAATGGTAGAGAATGATATATGGCATCAAACGCATTTTCCTTTTGAATTTACATCTAATTTAGATGAAATAGAAAATAAACTTATGTTTATAAAAGCAGGAGAACCCTTAATACAAGTTGTTCCCTACGCTATAAACAAAAATAAAATAAATTTATCTGTAAATAAATATGATGAAAATATTTATAAAAAGAATTTAAGCAGTCATGTAGTACTAGACACAGTTAGTAGTAGTTGGCAAGATTATAAAAAGATAAAGAGGAAAGATTAATACTTTGTGATATAATCCTGTTTATGGATTTTATAATTGGATTTTTACTAGGGTATTTTTTAAAAGAAATTAGTTCTTATCTTAAAAGATTAAGTAAGTGGGACTACGATAATTCTTATGATAAAGAATGGGACTGGATGTCGCATGAGGATTTACCATAAATGACAAACAACAATGGCTATACCCAAAAGGAGCTTCTCAATATGGTTATTGAACGACTAGACAAAATAGAAGATAAGCTAGATTCTAAGTTAGACAAACAAGAATTTTATAAAGTATTAATGCTTATTGTAGCAATAGGTGGTGTTGTTGTTGCTGCCTTAATGTAGGAGAACAATGTCACAAATAAAAATAGACACAAAAACAATTATACCTATAGTGTTATCAGCTATGCTTGGTGCATTTGGTTGGGTATTTAACTCGATAGAAGAAATTAAATCACATCAGAATGCTTGTGATGCTATGGTTATGGAAATAAATAGTGAACTAGATATGTTAGAAAGTAACTTTACAGAACTATTATTTAAATTAAATGGCTAGAATATAATTACATAAATAAATCCAAGAAAGGTGGAAATATGACAGAAATATATGAAGTGCAAGTTTATACCAGTGAAGGTATGGAAAGCATTCAATCAGAAATACTAAAGGTTGTTGTGAAAGTAGGTAATACACCACACGAGAACCACGATAATAATTTTTATTTTATTGTTGACGATAAAGGTCAAAACATAGAATATGAATTAGTAGAAAACAATCATAGAACTACAGCAGAGATGGATAAATGTTATAACTCTATAGCTAATGAAGTTTTACAGATTGGTAAAAATCATAAAAGAGAACATTTAAAGTGATAATATAAAGTTATGTGTATGGTAAAAGAAAAAGAAGATGGCTCTTTCGTACAGCTATGTAACTGCAAAGGTGGAAGTGAAAACTGTGAAAATAATAAGTAGAGATAGTTGGGGTGCTAAACCTAACAAGACTAAGTTTAGTAAGCTAGGTGAAGTCAAAGGTTTAGTAATACATTGGTCTGCTTATCCTATAGCTGTAGGTAATCAAGCAGAGATGGACCAATGTAAGAAGATACAAAGACTACATCAAGAAGATAGAGGTTGGAATGATGTAGCATATAACTTTTTAGTAGGAGATACAGGACAGATATATGAAGGCAGAGGATTTGGAAACAGAAGTGCAGCACAAGGAGGTAACAATCGTGAAGAAATTAACTACAATAATAAGCATTATGTTGCTGTGTGTTGGCTGGGTGGTAGCAATCCTACCGACAAACCTTCAGATAAAGCTATTGCATCTGTCAAATGGCTCTATGAACAAGTCGGTGGAGAACTAAGACCACATTCCTCGTTTAAACAAACACAATGTCCAGGAGATGCTTGGCGACAACACATTGTAGAAGGATTTGCTGTTAGCACAATTAGTAATGAAAGTCCACCTGATATGATACATCCAGAATTTATACAAAAGAAACTTGATAAAATTATTGCTAAACTAGAGAACATTGAGAATAAGTTAAAGTTAGGAAATTTAATAAAATGAGTGAAGAATATAAAGATTTATTGGAAAGATGTCTATGGACATTTGTAGAAACATTTGCTTCAACACTTGTCATTACACCTGCACTTGGAATAAATATAAGCACACTTGAAGTTGCTGTTTTGTCTGGTGGTGCTGCTGTTTTGTCAGTATTGAAATCATTTGCTAAAAAGAAAATAAGTCCACAACCAAAAAAAGTTTCTAAATAACAAACTGTCCTTGTAGTCTTGTATAATAATAATGACAGGGCAAAGGAGGTAATATGCCTAACATACCAGAAGAATGGGGTAATAATTTCTACAAAACTGGGTGGCAACCAGGACTAGAGGTCAATGAACAGACTGGTCTAGGTGAGATTACTCATGTAGGAACAGACCCAAACTACAGAAATAAATTCGATTCTATATTAAAAGAATGGGGATTTGACCCCAAACACTACGAAATTGAAGGTAGTGTAAGAGCATCATCTTGGAATACACAGCTAAAAGGTGGAACAGTTGAAACTTTTTATGCGTTTAAAGGCATTGTAAGAAAAAAGAAACCTGGACATGACAGGTATTTTCAAGAACTATTTAAACAAGCTAAGAAAAAACCACCTATAAAAAAGAAATACAATGCAGGTGACACTGCGTTCATGTGGTTTATGAGTGACTGGCAACTCGGAAAAAAAGATTATGGAGTTGAGAACACTATTAAAAGATACGATAGGGCATTACAAGATGGAGTAAACAGGATTAAAGACCTTCGTAAACTTGGAGTACAGATAGATGAAATCTATATAGTAGGTTTAGGTGACCTTACAGAAAACTGTACACCACACTTCTACGAATCTCAACCGCACAATGTTGAGTTGTCATTGATTGAGCAATACGCATTGGCTAGGTCAATGATTATGAAAACGATTGACACCTTCTTACCACACGCACCGAAGCTAGTTCTTGCAGGTGTTCCAGGTAATCATGGTGAAATGTCCAGGACCAGTAAAGGTCAAGTTGCTACATCAAGATTAGATAACTCTGATACTATGCACTTGCAAATATGCAGTGAGATAATGTCTGCTAATCCAGACAGATATGGCAAAGTAGAAGTAAACATACCAGAGGGATTTCATCAGACATTAATCATTAAGGGTAAGTCTTGTAGCTTTAGTCATGGACACATGAGTGGTAATCGTGGAGGAAACCCTGAAGCTAAGATTGAAGCATGGTGGAAGGGTCAGATGTTTGGATTCTTGCCTAGCGGTGACAGTGAGATTCTAGTAACCGCACATTATCATCATCTAAGAATGAAACAACAGGGAGATAGAACTTGGTTTCAAGCACCATCAATAGACAAGAGCATAGACTTTACTGCTAGTACTGGACTTTGGTCGCATCCAGGTGTCCTTACTTTTACAATTAGTGATAAAGGATGGGATAACTACTTTCCTCTATAAAAAAACCCCCACCAAATTGGCAGGGGTTTTAGTTATTTTATGTTTAGTCTATAACATCACACCAAGAACAACTACCATCATCACTTGTTCTACAGGTACACTCATCATCATTTGTTGTATTAGTATCATCATTGTCAAAAGTAATTTTGTCTAATGACTTTAAATATTTATTACTCATTATTCCTCCTCCTCTTTGTATTCAATATGGAACTCTTTGTCTAACTCTTTGATGAACTTAGCCATTTGTCCTAACTGATTAAAGTTGTTGTTATAATCTATTCCGAATACTTGTCTTGTAATTGCTATTACATGACTTGCTATTTGGTCTTTCATAACATCCTTTCGTTTGTTTGTATATTCCAGTATACCACATAATCAAAAAAAAGTCAAATCGTTTATTTTTGTTGAAGTTTAGATTCTCTCTTAATTCTCTCTGCATTAGTTTCGTATAAACCAGTTTGCTTAAAGTTCTCTTTCATTTGTGTGTGTGCTTTTCTCATCAAGCCATCTGCGTGTACTGACATAATCTTATTATACTACCTTCCCCAACAATGTTTACTACTATTCCAATGATGCCATCCATCATTGTACACTAACCAACTAGCAACAGCAGTAGATACTTTTGCATCAGTTCTTTTACTTGTAATGTTTAATTTGTCTTTTAACCAAGACCATGTGTCATCATTAAACTGCCATAGTCCAACATCCTTTGTACCATTTATGTTCTTGCCAACTGCAGTTTCTATGCCAGAACTTTCGCAGTATATGACAAGTAATGCTTTCCTGGAATCATCCATAGTAAAATATTTATGGACAAGTGGTAGCCACTCGACAACATATTCTACTTTTTCATTTGTATCGTTACACCATCTGTAATCTTGTAACATATCAAAAGTTAATGGTCCAGTTATATACATCATGCACGATAAAATAATAGATTCTAAAATGGTAATTCCTTGTACGCTTTTTTGTTACCTTTAAAATCTAACTCTGGATAATACTTTGTTTCAAATCTAGGGTCTTTCCACATATCAAACAGCTTCTCTGCACTATACCATTTAGGTTCTGCGTTTATGTTTTTAAAATACATTATACCAATACGCACTTGATTGTATTTACTACCTTTCCAATTCATCTCTTGTATCTTGTAATAGTCTGATGCTTTAACTTTATTTGTACCTTTAACTTCTGCAAAATAAATCAATTCATCTCTTACCACTATGTAATCTGGTAGCAGTAGTATCTCTGTTGCGTACCAGAACAAATTTAATTTATTAACTTTAGGGTCTGTTCCTATTCGTAAATAATCTTGATACTCTACTGCACCAGTATCTCTTAAATAGTTCTGCATGGCTATGTCTGCCATGTCCTCTCCACTATTCCTAGATTCGTAGCTATCTTTATATGTATTACTCATTAAAATGGACTTCCTTCTGGTGGTTTCTTATCGCTTTTGAAAGTATTAAATAGCAAATCTCTTAAATCTGAAACTGTATTTGCTCTTTGTTCTTCTAAGGTATTAATTAATACTTCAAGTGTAGGTAAGCTAACTACCTCATTGTATTGTCTTTTAGTATTTACAAAAGTCACATCAGTTTTATACATATCTTCCCATGTCAAATATATTTCACCTTGTGCATTAGGTAATATAAAATTGAAGCCACCTCTTTCTTTGTCTGTTGGTTCAATAATCCAGTCTGTGATATCAATTTCCTGTTTGTTGAAAATTTGTATTAGACCATCAAAACCATAATTAGAATGGAATTTCTGTTTGCTCTCCACTTTGTTTTCCTGGTTTGATAAGTGCGTGGCACTCTCTGTACTCCCATTGATGGTAGTTTTCTCCTTTTGTTTGTTTGTATCTTCTTCCACAATATATGTTTCCTTCCTTGTCTGAGTATGTAATATTATTTAATTGTTTACATTCGTATTCTTTTTTACATTTAGTATCTGGTGGTGGTGGTATATCAAAATTGTGATTAGGATATTTTTTCTTTAACCTAGCTTTTAATTTTTCCACATCAATCGATATACCATCATCTATAACCATTCTGTTGGACAATCAGTATCTCCCCATGCAGTCCAACCACAACCTTTATTACCTTGATATGTGCTACAACTCCATGAAGGTATTTTTGCAAATCGTTCATCACTTGCTTTTTTCTCCCTGTTGTCCTCAATATATTCTGGACTGCCACATTCTGGACAAGCCATCACGACTGATTCAGTAACTTCACCAAATACTTCTTCTATTAAGTCTGTATCTGTTTTGTCTGACTCAACCTCTTGTTCAAATAAATCTAAGAACTTGCTCATGTCATCATTGGTCCAGGATTCAACATCTTTAGACAATCCAGATTTCTTAAATGCTTCTCGTTTGTAGTGTTGTGCTACACTTTTTTCTAACTCAAAACCATCTATTAACATATTCATTTGGTCAGCTTTAGGTGTCTTTGGTGTTTCAGTAATAGATTCAGCAAACTCTTGCTTTGCTTTTTCTAGTACTTGTAGTTCCTCTTTGTCTGTGGTCATCTTTGGTTTCTCTACTTTGACATCAGCAGGTTTATTACCAACCTTAGACATCTCCTGCTTACTTGGTCTAGGGGACTTTGCACCTTGATACTTCCAGTTAGCCAATGCTCTACCTATCGCACTTGTTTCGCAGTTTTCTACCCAGGCATCAGTATTAGCAAATCCACCTTGTCCTTTAGTTTCTTGTGCTATACCAGTAGCAACTGGATATTCATCTGTATTCTTAATATAGATTTCTGCTTTGATAGTGACACAAGTTCCATCAGCAGTTTCATGCACTACTTCTGTACTGATTCTACCTTCAGGGTTATCACTCCAATATGCTTTTAATCTATCTTCTACTGTTTCGTAATTGTCTAAATTAAACTTAGCCATTATTCTTCCTCCAATTTCTCTATTGCTTTATAAACAAAATCTCTTGTCTTGTTAAGATGTTTTGCTATTTTGATAGCACCCCAACCTACTCCTTTAAGTTCTTTGATAATTTCATTTCTGGTTTTAATAAGAATCTTTTTGTCTTTGTCATTCTTGTCTATCAATTCTTGTATTGATACAAGTTTGTTAGATAACTCTATATCTTCCACTTTCTCTCCCTATGTAATTTGTTTTCTAATATTCTTAATTTGATATAAATAGTGTCTGCAAGCCAATTACTAATGGTCCATGCACCAACTATATACACTGGCAATGATAGATAAAACCAGAACTCCCATGTTTGTAACATTATTCCTCCTCTTTTTCGTTTGTATTATCCACTATACCATCTTGTATTTCTTGTGCAACTTTTAATGTGTTTGCATTATGGTCTGCAACAAATTCATCTAACAATTCTGATATTCGTTTTGTGTTTAACTTCGTTAGCATAATAGATTTCTCTACTTTTTGTCCACCACAAGCATTAGCTAACTTAATGCACCATGCTTTTAGTAACTTTGGCTCATCAAATATATTAGCCATGATTCCTCCTCTTTTATTTTTTTGTTTGTTTACTTAATTAGTTCTTGTTTGTTCATATCATATATAGTGATAATAAAGTGATTACTTCCACCACTGTCTTTCAACTCTCTGACTTTGCATTTAGCATCATCTTCTGAATCGAAGAACCACTCCATTGTTCCACCATAGATTGATATACTATCTACTTTATACATATCTTCCTCTGTATAACCTTATATCCAGTATAACAGATTATTCTTTTAAGTGTTGTGCTATTTTTTCTGCAATCAATAATCCACCACTGTCATTAGGTTCTATGTCATTAAAATAATCTTCAGGTTTTAATGTGTTTGTTATGTCTATATAACTGGCATTAATACCTCTGTTATTTAATCTTTTAACAGTATCTTGCAGTTTTTCGTTATGTGTAGCAATAAGTTCTGGCAATAGGTGTGCAACTGGTTTCCAATCAGGTTTCCATGATGGGTTACCCTCATACAATCCTAAAAATACCACCTCTGCTTTTGGATAACGATAATTTAAAATAACTGCTATTGATTCTATCTCTGTCATATATCCAGAAAAATATTTACCCTTCAACATGGGCAACATATCTGAATCCCATTCAGAATAAATTTCTTGTTTAATCAATAAAGTTTTTAACTTATCTTTAGTACCTTGGTCCAGTAATATATGCTTCTTATCTAAAAGATTATTACCACCAACACTAATAAAAAAGTGTGTTGTATCTGTGGAGTGTCCACCTTTAATAGCAAAATCCAAAACTTCGCTAGTTGTTACACCATCTACTGAATCATTAACTATTGCATCACTTTCTAATAATGTTCTTACATGGTGTTCAACATCATATTTTTCTACATACAATGTATTGTCTATGATGCTGTCACCTAATAAAACTATGTTATTATTCATTTACCTCCAATATTTCACCATCTTTAGATATATAACCTGCTTCTATTATATCTCTGGCAGTTCTGCCATAGTGTCCTTGTAATCTCCATGCTTGTCCAGACTTTATAAGTTCACTAAATAATTCCAATGTTCCATTGTCATCTAGTTCACCACATTCGTACTGAATTATCATATCTACTCTTGTATCACTATTCATTATTCTTCCTCCCTTGTATCTTCGTGATGAAATAAAACTACTGTGTAGTTACCATCATCAAATCTTTTTAATAACTTATTGTCTACAAATTCCCAATCAGTATGTCCATACATTAATCTGCATGCGTAATCTAACTCTTCAGTATCTTTAGCCATTATTCTTCCTCCTTGTTATGTTGTTTGCAAAACTCTAAATAAGTTAGGTATTTTATACCTGTTTTCTTATTTACTCCTAATCCTCTGTCTACTGGTCTTTTACAGTTATCTTTACTGCATCTTTCCACATATACATCTGGTTGATAGTTTGGCATTTGCTTTCCTCCTTGTTTGTATTAATTACTATACACTAGCTATGTTGCTTTGTCAAATGGTCAAGTAACCTGTAATAATAATCTTTGTTGTGCTCTAATTGGTGTTCACTATGAGAATCAATATTCTCTTTAGTAAACTCTTTTGTTACCCAGTCGCCACTACCATCTAATTCATCATCATCCCAGTATTGATAATGTGTAGTTACAAATCCAACTGGAATATGTTTGCCATCTTCTTTACTCCACTTCATAGAATGTTGGTTACAGTCTGCCATGATTACTTCAGGATAATCTGAACCATCATAAACTGTTTCATCAGTTGGTCCAAAATTTTCCCACCTGTACTGGCATCCCATACCACAACTGGCATCATCTAATCCACCATAATATTGACTTCTCATTATTCTTCCTCCTGTTTGTATTCTTCTAGTACTTCATCAATTAATCTTGTTGCTTCATCATATCCATTGTTTTCAAAGATAGTTAAACACTTGCCGAACAGTACCAACTCCATGTAACCATAGGTTGAAAAATCTATGTCGTACTCCTCAAAGTCATTGTGGGCTATGCTTAGAAAATCTATCCAACAACTATGTCCATTTAAAGACCAGTCATAAAGTTCTCTAAGATACATTGTTTCGTATTGGCTCATTAGTTAACCTCCTTGTTCTGTATTTGATAAGCATGTAAATAACCTTCGACTTTACACGCTTCACGAAACTTTACTTCATCAAAGTTTGCATTTGTTTCTTGAAATTCATCATTAAATTGAAACATGGTATTTCTTAATTCAAATAGTGCATATTCTTTTTTTTCATTAGTTGCACTAGAATTTGAAATTGCTCTAGCTCTATTACTTAATACTTTTGCTACTATTTCAAAATGTTTTTTATTCATTATTCCTACTTTCTTGTTTGTCTAAAGTATTATACACACCTAACAAATGTTGTCAAGTGTGCATAATACATGGTTGTTACTTGACTGGAGTAACTGACCTTCTACTGTATCTATCGGCAATTTCGTATATTTCTTGCTTAATAGATTCATCTTGTGCTACTTGATTAGCACTAAGTTCCTGGGCGTCACTAATTTCGCCATCATATCCACGAATCTTAATTAAATCGTTATGATTTCTTAACCACATAGCTTTAGCAAACTTCCAATCTTTTTGATTAAAGATTATTATGTTACTTTCTCCTAAAGAAGTAGCTGTAACTTTGCCACTAAGTACATCTCCATTTGCATAGGATGTATCATTAATAGTCACACTGTCAAAATCGTAACCTTGTGATTCTTCAAAATTAGTTATAGCTTCTTCTCTAGTTTCACCAAATGATACAAATTCTTGTACCATTGTTTTCTTTATTTTATATGCTTTCATTGTTTTCCTTTCTTATTTGTAATCTTTAAATATTTTTGCTAATAATTCTAAATTATCATCAATAGCTTTTTCGTTTATTAATTCACCTGATTTAAACACATCAGCTAAATCTTTTTCGTTTTTAATTTCTTTCATGTTTTCCTCCATCTTGTTTGTGTAACCCACTATACACTAATGGGTTACTATTGTCAACTATCTTTAAGCGTGTAACCAATTAGTGTTGTTTCCACCATTAACGCCACCATTAACATCAACTCCATCAATTGATGCTCGTTTAAAGAATCCACCTAAGTCAAATAATCCTATTGCACTCATTGAATACAACTCTTTAACTTTTGCCTGGTGTTTTCTTGTTGTCATTGAATAGAAATGGTTAGATAAAATAACCTTAGTTTCATTTAAGAATGTTCCATTCTCTACATCTACCACATAAGCGATTGGCGTATTGTACGATACAATTAAGTCGTATCGTGTTCCTTCTATTCTTCTAAGTGACCCAGTACTATTTAGATTACGAACAGATAACACTTCGTTTTCTGTATATCCATCTATAGTTGCTTTTGGCTCTTTATATATAGTTTTCATTGTCCTTCTTTCTTGTTTGTATGCTCCACTATACACAAGTGGAGCAATGTTGTCAAATGGCTTATTCTTCTTCGTTGTTAGTTTCTTTAGTATCTCTATACCATGCCATCCAGTCGTTAGATAATTCGGTATCTGTATACATACCAGTTGTAAATAACTGTGGACTTAATCCCTCATCATCTCCAGAATGGTCATAAATATTAACGCTAATATCTCCGCCATCTCTAGTGATTTCATCTACAAAACTACCATCAATATCTATTAGTGATAATAGATTATCTGATAATTCTGTTAGCTTGAAAAAATCCTCATGACTAGTTAATAAATTTTCTTGTTCTGACTTATCAGAATCCCAATTTATTTCTTCTAGTCTTGCTAGATTTTCTCTAACTTTCCTTAGTAATACTCCAGTTGCTAGAACTGTGGTCTTACCATATTTAATTTCTTTCATTGTTTCTCCAGTCGTTGTTTGCTTGTGATACCTAAGTATCTTTGTGGCTACCAGTTACAATAACCACTAAGATAATTATTTATCTGTTTTGGTAAACATAGTCTAAGTCAAATAACATACTTTTAATTTCTTTGTCTGTTAGTTTACTTGAGTTAATTACCTCAGTCTTTACTAATTCGTATGCTTGTTCTCTACTCATTGTTTCTCCAGTTTCGTTGCTTGTCTAAAGAACTATACACTATGATGAATATCTTGTCAAGTATTTAAAATAACCCAGTGATTACTGTGTTTGTTTGTGTGGTTGTTGTTCTTATATTGTGACTAAGTTTCACACAATGATTAGTTAGCACTCCCACCCACAGAACAAAATCAAATGGTATACATATTGATACATACTACACCTAGTACCACTACATATTGTGTATGTATGTAGTCAATACCACGACATATGGTACCACAACATATAGTGTTTTTACTGGACATACAACATATAGGGGGGTTAAATGTGGGGTGCCTTGTGTGTGTGTGTACACCCTCTATAGATATGCTGTTAAGGGGTACTCTATATAGAGGTACTACATATAGTGGTGTACCTGATTGTTAGTAAAGGTAATTTTAAAAGTAATTGTTTCACTTACTTTAAATGTAAAGAAGAATGGTGCTAACCCTGTGTCACTCCCTCCCAAAAACCAGAATGAACTATATAGTGAACATTTAAATATGTGAAGTAATGGGCTTTAACCCCAGTTAGCATGGTCCTGCTAATCCACTTTATTTATTGTTAATGGTCAAGAATCCTTTTCTAAAAGCAGGAAGAATCCTTTGCTTGTTTCTTTACTATACCATGCTTTGTTTTTAGTGGTAGTATTTATTATGGGGTTTTTGTTTAGTAAGAGTTTCCTCCTTTCGCTTACGCACAACCACAGAAACCCCATACCTTTTATTTGCATAGTGTTAATGTATGTTATACTAAAAGCAGAGAAAGGCAATATAAATCAATCCTTCTGGATTAATATATAGCCCTCCTTTCTTTGTTTGTATAGTACGACCCTCTGGCAACAGAGGGTTTGCTATAATTACACTATGGATATTTTTGTAACAGATTGTGATATTTGTTATCACCCTTACTGGGAGGATGAACTTATTAATGGTGTATGTGTAGGTTGTAAGGAGTTTGAAGAGGAATGAGCAAAATAAAAGACCACTACACTTGTTCAGCGTGTATGAAGGTTACTTTACTTGATGGTGAAACTAATCTATGTTACGACTGCAATAGAGGGCATATATAAAAAAAATTTTTTTCACCTACTAAACCAGGGAGCGTACTATAGTATTTATACCTGGAAAATCCAGGCAATCGTATGGGGATACGATTCAATTATATGAAAGAAAGAAAACTTTTCATCTAAGTAACAGTACATGGTGTACAGTGTATGGAAGAAATGTTTTTGTGGATTTCATGTTTTTCATAACAGTTTGGACACTGTACGACAAGACCCTGCTTCGGCAGGGTTTTGTGTTATAGTGGGTAGTAATAAACAACAGGAGTTATTATGCCAATAAACAAATATGGTAAAAAGAAATCTTACGCTAAAAAAAGTGGTAAGAAAAAATCTAAGAAGATGTAATGGCAGAGTATCAAGGTAAGTCAGTTAAATTAGATAGTCCTTCTAGGATTAGTAAGGGTGAACCTGGGTATGGTCGTAAAAAATTTAAAGTCTATGTGAAGGATGGTAAAAAAGTTAAAAAGGTTATGTTTGGTGACCCAAACATGGAGATACGAAAAGATAACCCAGAAGCTAGAAAATCATTTAGAGCTAGACACAAGTGTGACACAGCAACAGACAAGACAACTGCAAGACACTGGTCTTGTAAAATGTGGTAAGGAACAACAATGGCTAAAAAAGGTCTATATCATAATATAAATAAAAGGAAAAAAGCAGGAACAAGTAGGTCCAAAAAAAATTCTACAATCAGTCCTAAAGCGTATGCTAACATGAAGGCAGGATTTCCTAAAAAAAAGAAAAAGAAAAAGTAATTTTGATAGACATACCATGTCCTAAGTGTGGGGTGGTATTAAAACCAAAGGATGAAATGAAATGCAAAAACAAAGAATGTAATGGATATAGCAAATAAAAAACTTTGTTATGCAGGAGGATGTCATAGAGTATTGCCTAAAGGTAGGTCAAAATTTTGTAGCGATAGATGTTCTAACAGAATCAAAATGCAAAAGAAAAGAGCTAAAGATAAAGGCATAGAGTGGACACAGGAAAATAAAGAATTATCTATACCTAGTAAAAATGTTGAATCACGCAGAGGTAAAGTTTACAACGACATTGTAGAATCAGGTTTAGCTGAAGAAATATTAAAAGAAAAAAATACATTAACAGATGTAGCAAAAATATTAGGAACAACTGTTGGTGCTGTATCTATGGCATACAACGCATACTTACAAGATTTAGAAACAAAAGCTGCACAAGACAAATGGGAATTACCACAAGTTGCAGAAAAATCATTAGAAGATTTTAGTAATTTTAGAGATAGATATTTTCAAACAGAAACAGGAGAACCATACCAAACTCCAGAATTTCATATTAAATGGATTAATTCTATTTTAGAAGCTATAGAACATGGTGAACAACAAATGATATTGTCACCTCCACGACATGGTAAAACAGATTTACTTATACATTTTGCAGTGTGGCTTATTTGCACAAAACCTAACATTCGTATTTTATGGGTAGGTGGTAACGAAGAGATTGCAAAGAACGCTATAGGTTCTGTACTTGACCAACTTGAAAGTAACGAATTATTAATAGAAGAAATATGTGGACCAGGACCTAAATTTAAACCTACAACAAGAACTGGTAAATCTTGGTCACAGAGTGGTTTTACTGTAGGAACAAGAACAGTTACAGGTATTAAAAGTCCGACTATGGTAGGCATTGGTCGTGGTGGTAAAATACTATCTCGTGACTGTGACTTAATTATTGCAGATGACATTGAGGACCATACTTCAACTATGCAACCTGCATCAAGAGAAAACACCAGAAGTTGGTGGACAACAACATTGTCTAGTCGTAAAGAGGAACATACAGCTATGGTCGTTATAGGTTCTAGGCAACATTATGATGACTTGTATTCACATTTGTTAGATAACGAATCCTGGAAAACTATTGTAGAAGAAGCACATGATACAGCTTGTAATATGCCTGACTGGAACGAAGAAGAACATAAAGATTGTATGTTGTGGTCTAATAAAAGAACTTACAAATGGTTAATGGACAGAAAAAGGGCAGCAGAAACTACAGGTGGTAGAGCTATATACGAAATGGTATATCTAAATGTTGCTATGCCTGATGGACTTGCATTGTTTGACAGAGTAGAGATAGAAGAGTGTCGTGACCAAAAGCGTGACATAGGACACATACCACATGGTACAAGATTGATTGCAGGATTAGACCCTGCATCTACAGGTTATCAAGCAGCTTTTTTGTGGGCATACGAACCTATAGAAAATAAATTGCACATGGTAGATATGAACAACAGTTTAGGTGGTGGTATTCCACAAGCATTAGACATTATTAAAGAATGGTGGATGAAATATAACTTATCACATTGGGTTATAGAAGAAAATGGTTTTCAGAAAGCTATACGACAAGACAGAAGTATTAGAGAGTTTGCATCAAGTCATGGTATATTTTTAGAAGGACACGAAACATTTAAGAACAAGTTTGACCCACTTTATGGTGTGACAGCTATGCGACCAATGTTTCAAGAAAAAAATATTTCTTTGCCATATCTTAGCTTTGAAGCACAAGAGAAGGTAAACTTATATACAAGTCAGTTAGTGTATTTCAGTTCTGCTAAAAATAAAAGCAAGACTGTGGGTACAAAGACAGACATAGTTATGGCTAGTTGGTTTCCAATGAGAGCCATAAGAAGAATGCAAAAGGAACGCTTTGCAGAGTTAGGGTACGATTATAATCCTAGCTTTGAAGGGTACGAACCTAGTAGTATAGATTTAGATAATTGGAGTTAAATGCCTTTAGATAGCAAAAAGTTATATGACAAGATAGATTACCTAAGAGTAATCAATCAACAACAAATGATTGATAGGTCTAGGATTCGTGACATTATGAATGGTGGTGAAGCTGCAGTTAAAGCACTTCTTGGTAATTCAGTCAATGTAGAGTATCACGAACTACCTGCACCTAATTTATTTTTAACAGCACTAGAAAGATTTGCACAAAAACTAGGTAGAAGTCCAGATTTAAAAGTTGATATTATAAATGAAAAAGATAGCGAAAGAGCTAGAAAAAAATCAGAGAAACTAGAAAGAATAGTTACCTCATACGATAAATTTCAAAAACTACACATGCAGTTACCACAAGCTGCAAGATGGTTACCTGGTTATGGTTTTATAGCATGGACTATAGGACACAAAAGAGATAAAGATGGTAATCCATATCCTTATGCTGAATTACAAGACCCATTTAGTTGTTACCCTGGAATATTTGGTAATGACCAACAACCACAAGAATTAGCAATAATTCGTAGAGTGCCACATACAATATTGGCAGAACAATATCCAAATGCTAAACAGTACATATTTGCACAAAAAGAAAATGATGATGGTTTTCAAAACCCATATTCTGCACTTATAGATAGCACAGATAGAGCAGGAGGATGGGCTAACTCTACAGGACATGGCAAGGTTGTAGTTGAGTATAGAGATATAGAAGGAACTTATGTATTCCTACCTGAAAATAAAAAAATAATAGATTTTATGCCTAATGTATTAAAGTCAGGTCCTTGTTTTGTTGTAGCTAAAAGATATGCGTTTGACCAAATGCAATCACAGTTTCAACACATTACAGGTCTTATGGCAAATATGGCAAAGATTAACATACTTGGAACTATTGCTATGGAAGATGCAGTATTTACAGAAACAAACATTGTTGGAGAAATAGAGTCAGGAAAATATAGAAAAGGCAGAGCTGCTGTAAACTATTTAACACCTGGTTCGCAAGTGTCTAAGCCAGTCAATAATCTACCATATCAATTATTTCAACAAGTAGATAGACTTGAAAGACACCTGCGACTTGGTGCAGCATATCCAGTATCTGATGATGGACAATCACCTAACGCATTTGTTACAGGTAGAGGTTTAGAAGAACTAGGACAATCTGCATCATTACATGTAAGAGAATATCAAGGAATATTACAAGAAGCATTACAAGAATTAGATGCTAAAAGATTAGAATATGATGAAACTATGTTTCCTGGTGTGCGTAAACCTATTGCAGGTAGGCACAAGGGAACTGCGTATAAAGAATCTTATACACCTACATCAGATATAAAAGAAGTTTATGAAACAAGAAGAGTGTATGGCGTTATGGCAGGTTTTGATGAGCCACAAAAAATTATTACAGGGTTGCAATTAAAACAACAGGGAATAATAGATACACAAACATTACAAGAAAACATGGATGGGTTAGATAACATATCTAAAATACAACAACGAATATCTGCAGAAAAAGCAGAAACAGTATTGTTTGAATCATTAATGTCACAAGCAGCACAAGGTAACCCTAAAGCTACTATGGCAGCAATAGAGATAAGAAAAGACCCACAAAAAATGTCGGAGATACTAGATAAATTTTATACAGCAGAAGGTGAAGAACCTAGTCCAGAAGAACAAGCATTACTTGGACAAGGTGGACCACAAATTCCTGGAGGTCCAGGTGGTCAACCTGCAGGTATAGAACAAGTATTAGGTGCATTAGCAGGAGGTCCTGGTGGACAACAATAAAGTAACAAATATATTTTTTGACATGATTAATCAAGAAGATTGGTCAGAAGATGTATTTACAGGAACAAAAGAAGATGAAGAGATGGTTGTTTCAAAACAATATATAACTTTACCTACACCACACCCAGACTTTTTTATACATTTAACATTTGAATACGAATACAATCCAGAGTTAGGAAAAGATTTATGGTAAGAAAAAGCAAAGCGTTAAAAGAAGCAACTGATACTGACATGACAGGTGGAGGTGCATATCAAGATATTGTTGCACCACCAAGAAAAGAAGGCGACCCAACAGGACAAACAACTGCTATAGAAAATCAAATAGCTGCAGTTGGTGGTACACCGCCTATGGATGGTGGTCCTCCAGGTGCAATACCAGGTCCTAGACCACAACCTATGTCTTTATCAGCACCTACACAAAGACCTAGCGAACCTGTTACTGCAGGTATTCCTTTTGGTCCAGGCAACAATGGTCCACAACCAATTACTACAAATACAGTAGATAATTTTTTGATGGCAGCAAGAGAGGTATTTCCAGACCCTATATTTGACCAATTATTGGATTCCTAAATGGTCAAACCATATTTTTTTATACCACCTGAATTAGAGGAATATTACTCTCAACAATCTACTGCTAACAGAAAAGAAGTAGAGTTATTTAAAAAACAAATTACTCCTGAATTAGCACAACAAGTTGCAGATGTAAGTCGTGCATATCCTACGCTAGATAAAAGATTAGTGTCTTACTTACCACAAATGGGTGTAGATGCAGATGATGAATTGTTGTTAGATATAGCAGCTAAACAATTTTCTTCACAAGAAAAACAAGATAGAGAAAAAGTATTAACAGATGTAAATCGATTTAAAAGATTTACTCAAATGTCGGACTTAAAACTTACACAGGGATTTGAATGGGTATCAAGAAGTTTTAAATCTGCTGCAGTTGCATCACAAGCTACAGATACACCATTACTAGAAGGTGTTTTAAAAAGTGGTTTGTCAGGTTTTGCACTGCAAAAAAATGGTCCAGACCAATTACGAAGAAAATTATTAGGAGATACTTTTGCTGATGCGTATAACGAATCAAAAGAAAAATATGGTGCAACAAGATACACACGAGCAAAAGAATCACAAGAAAAATATGGTGTAAGAAACTTAGGTACTGGGTTTTTTGCAAACAGTTTAGATTTAACACAAACAGAAGGATATAGACAAGCATTAAATTTAGGTTACAGTCCTGCTAGAGCTAGAAAAGAAGCAGCAAAAATATATGGTGATTCTGTTACACAAGATTTTGCTAAAGATGAAAATCAATTTAAATATGACACAAAAGTAGCAGGAGATGTCAACATATCACCAGGTAGAATACTTGCAGGAACATTTGCACCACAGGGTTCTGTAGGTTATTCGTTAACATCAGCATTAGTAGATGGTGTATTTAGATTAGGTGCTGACCCTACAAACTTGTTATTTATGTATGGTTCAGGTGTTAAAACAGGTGCAAGAGCAATATTGTCTAATGCAGAAAGAGCAGCGTATGTTAATAAAACTACAAAAGCAGGTAGAGCAATAAGAACTATAGCACCTGGAAAAACAGGTAAAGAAGCTAGAAGGCAAGTATTTGGTAAGACTGCAGATGAAATATTAGATTCAAGATGGGGTAAAGATTTTATAACAGGATTAAGTAAAAATGATTCTATTGCAAGATTAAACGACATACCACAACTTAGAAACATAGACCCTTATGTTAAAAAATTATTAGTAGGTGTTAAAGATGAAGATGTTATGCGTGAAGTTGTTAAAAGTCTTATGCGTGGTGGTGATTTAGAAGGTATATTACTAGCACCATACTCTGGTACTTTTTTTAATGCAAAAGTAATGAATGAGTTAATTAATACAAGACCACTTAATAAATTACCTATGCAACCAAAAGCATTATCTGTTTTAGCTAACAATTTAGCAGAAGCAATAACTGGTGGTTCTGCAGATATAGCACCACTTCGTAGAACAGTAGGTGCGTTAATAGGTAAAAAAACAAACAACCAATTTGGTGGTGTAGTTGGTTTAGGTGGACAACTTACAGGTGTGTTACCAGTAAAACTTAAAAGAGCATTTGGATTGGCACCTACAAGAATTGCATCTATAAATCTTATGACAGAAACAGCAGATAACTTAGATAGGTTAATGAAAGTTTCTGGTGCAGGTTATAAAGAAAGAGATGAAATTATATTTCAATTACTAAAAGCTAAAAATCAACAAGATGTAAATGCTGTAGTAAATAGCGTATTTAGAACAATGACTAAATCTATAAAAGATTCTAATCCTGATTTAGTTGATGAAGGTGAAATATTTGATTACATAACAAAAGTGTTTCAAGATGAAAGCAGAGAGAGAATGTACTTCTATGGTGAAAAAGGAATACCAATGCAGTTTCCTGGCACAAAAATAAATACATCATCATTTGTAGATGAAGCAGGAAACATTATTGATGAAGTAAACGAAGCAGTACCTACAGCTTTTTCTTTAAGAGAAATGGCAGAACATTATGCTGTATTACCAGATTACGAAGATTTACTTAGAGCAACATCTATGTTTAGAAGAGTAGTTGGTCCAAAAGGTAGCAGGATGAGAGAAGGTTTTAGTAAACCTACAACATGGGAAGATGCACAAGAAATACTTAAATATGCAAAAATACCAAGAAGAGGTTTTGAAAAATCATGGAGAACAAAAGGTATAGAACAAATTGCACCTGAAGGCAGACTTCGTTTTATTTATAATGACATAGTACAACAAAGAGCATTAAAACCTATGTGGATGCTTAGAGCAGCATTAGCAATTCGTGTGCCTGGAGAAGAACACATGAGAATGTTTTTTAAAGGTGCACCTTCTTTAGTTAATCATCCATACGAATATCATTTGTTAAATCCATTTATGATGAAAATGTTAGGCAGGTCAGACAATCCAACAATACAACTTGTTAATGCACAAAAAGAAGTTTTGTACACAACAAGAATAATGAAAGATGAAATAGCTGACACAGTAATATCATTAGGTTCAGATGAGTTTTCTGATGGTTTAAGTAAAGTTACATTTCCTGAAATACAACAATTAATTAAAACAACAAACTTAGGTGTCAACATAGAAGGACAAGTGGGTAGTCGTTACCTTAAAGCAGCTTTTGAAGGTAATGATGCTAAGTGGTGGGAGTTTGAAGATATAGGAGAACTTAAAACACTTAAAGATGATGGTGTTATAAACAGAAAAACTGTTGATGAAGTTGGTAATGAATTAGGAGATATTGTAACAAGTGGTGAATCACAAGGTGGTTCTGTAGCACTTAATAATAAAAATAAAGCTAGATATGAAAATAATGTTATTGCTTATGTATCTCCCTACAAACCATATCAGAGAATTATTAATGATGAGTATTTAAACAACCAGGCATTAATAAACAATACTGACAGAAAAGGTGCTTTAAAAGTTATATTAGAAGATTACATAACTGACCCTAAAATAAAAAGTTTATTAGAAAAAGAAAATCATGTGTTTGGATATTGGTGGGATGATTCTACAAAAGAATGGTTTTTTGATATTAGTGTTGCTATGCCAAAGATTACAAAAGAAGGTGATTTAGCACTTAAAGATACAATACGACAAATACAAAACTCTATGATTATAGGAATTAAAGGACACCAAAAATCTATATTTATACCTAGAGATGTTATTGACAGCTTAGGTAATGCAGTTCCTAAAGAATTAAACGACTTGTTGTTTGAAGTAGATGAAGGTTATTTAGTTAGTCTTGTAGATGATATAAGTGGTAAACAAAGGACCATACAAGATACGCTTACATCTGATGTAGATTTATACACAGTTATAAACAAAAATGTATTGGAGTATTTGTATGAAGAAAACTTTACAGTAGCTAAACAAATTATTGATTCTAAACCTGGAACATTTGCATCTGCTAGAGTTACTGGTCAATTTTTTAAACATACAGATGAATTTATGAAAGCATCTGCAGACCAATCTATTATACAAAGACTTAGACCAGGTAGAACAAGAAACAAAATTAGAGATGATTTTTACGACACTGTAACTAAATATGATGCTAGTGGCAACATAAGACCTGAATGGTGGAGATTTTTTACAACAAAAATATTAAATTTTGCAACAGATGAATTACATATTCGTGTTGCTAGAGATGGTGTAGAAGAAACACTTAACTGGGTGCAAAACACTAAAACAGGTAGAGAGTACATAGACCAAATAATATCTATGTCAGAAGATTACAAAATGCGTGGAGAGTTACTTAAACCAGGTGGTTTAGAAAAGTATGTCAAAGCTGCAGCATATAGAATTGGTCAATTACAAGGTAATCCTAGTCTTAAAATATTTGATGATGCAGGTAATGAAATACTAAATAGATATTCTGACATACTTAAAAAAAGCGACCAGGGTGAGTTTTTATTTCACAACTACGAAGTTGATTTATCACAAGGGTCAAGACAAATACTAGATTTTATTGCTAATGGTGGATTTATAGATGGAGAAGATTTTGTAGAGTATGCAAGAAAAGTAAATGTTAATACTGCTAAAAAATCATTTGTTAATCAATTTATGCCATCATTAAAAGCAGCATTTCAAAAAGATATTGTAGATAATAAATTAGGTGCATTTGAACTTGCAGGAAACATGAACAAAGAGTATATGACAGATGGTGTCAATGCACAAAACTTAGGAGAAGCATTAGATATATTTTTAAGAGATGCTTATAGCTTGTTACTTACAAGACCATCAGATACATTAAACAGAGAACCATTATTTAAATGGGCATATTTTCATTTGTCTAAAGAAGAAATAGCATTTCTTAACAAAGATGCCAGACAAGAATTAGGCGTGTTTGCTAATAAATGGTTAAAAGGTTCAGAGTTAAATGATGACATACAAAGACTTGTTCGTGAAACTCCATTAGACCCACAAGAATCTATATTGACTTTAGAAGATATGGACTTACGACTTAAATCAAAAGCATTAGAGTTTGTTAGTGATTTGTTATATGCAAGTACAACTAGACATGTGGCATCAGATTTAGGAAAAACTTATGTTCCATTTCCAGAAATATGGGCAGAAGTTCCTAAGACCTGGAGTAATTTAATAAAGGATAATCCACAAAAGTTTTACAGGGCAAGTTTAGCTATAGATTCTGGTAAAGAAGCAAAACCATGGGATAGTAAAAATGGATTTTTTGAAGAGGACCCAGTTACAGGTGAGTTAATGTTTCATTGGTTAGATGTATTTAATATTATGACAATGGGTATTCCTAAATTATTAAACAGAAAACTAGGTATTGATGCTGCACCTATGCAACAAGCATTTTTAGGTGACAACTACCAAGAAGAAGGTGTAAGAGTGAAACCAGAAGGTTTTGTGTCTGGTCTTAACTTAGTGTCTGCTAATGGTTATTCACCTGGTTTTGGTTGGTGGGTAACAGTACCATACAGATTATTTAGTAGGCGTTATGGTGTAAATCCACCAGAGTTTGTAGAGGAATTTTTGTTAGGTTCTTTTGGAGATAGAAAACAAAGATTTGGAATACTTGACCAAGTAGGTTGGGCTAGAGATATTATAAAAGGTTCAGATGTTGCAAGAGATGTATTAGATGACCCAGAGTATGATGAAGCATTTAATAGCACAGTTATGGATATTTACACAATGTTATATTACGCAGGTGAATGGACACCAGATGATGCTGCATCACAAGACAGAGCATGGGAACAAGCAGAACAAGCTGCATCAAATCACTGGTTTTTTAGAGGTGGTGCTAAGTTTGGTTTGCCAACAGGAATACAACCTAGGTATGAACTAGAAGATAAAAATGGTAGATGGTGGCAAATACAGGCATTAACTAAATCATATAGCGATATGTTGATAGAAAACGATTATGACTATTACTTAACAACACAAGCATTTATAGAAAAGTATGGAATAAATCCTGTACCACTTAGAGAAAGACAAACTGCAAGAATTGGTAATAGACCAGTTACTGAAGATTCTTATAGATTTTGGTCATCAGTAGAAAATGAAAAACATTTAAATGCGTTTCCTCTTACAGGTATATATCACTTTCCAGATAATTATGATGATGAGTTTTCTTATGAAGGATATTTAAATGCAAATGTAAAATTAAAACCTGCAGTATATGGTGATTTATTGAACCAAACATTATTGCAATTAGAAATAAAAAACGAAAAGAAAAGAATTAAAGAAGCTAATCCTGCTATTTCACGAGATGATTTAACTGCACACATGGCAGCTTTTACAGAAAGAAAAGTACAAGAGTATGGTGTATTACCATTTGGTTCATTAGGAGAAAGTGTAGATACTGCAGACTGGAAACAAAAAATAGTAGAAGCACAACAGTGGGATGATGATGAGTTTTTTAGTCAAAGTCCTACAAACACACCATTACAAGAATATCTAAAAGAAAGAAATAGATGGGTTAGGTTACAACAACTAGGTGGTACATACAAAGGTGTAACTGTTGACCCAAAAAATGTTCTTACAGGTGCATATCTAACAAGTGAAAACAAAGAGTTTGGAGATGCAATAAGAGCTAACTTACACAGTTTTGCTTTAGAATTAATGAATAAGTATTCATATCCTGACTATTATTGGAGTAGTATGTATTATGGCGTATTTTACAGAGAAGTAAACAACAGACTTTATGGAGATAATTAATGGGTGTATATATATCAGAAGTTAGAGATGAACGAGAATTAACATTTAATGAATTAGTTAATTGGTATCAAGAAAATCCTGATGAATTAATTGGTAAAACTACACAAGATATAATTGAAGATATTGTAACTGTAGTAGTTGTTGGTACATACACAGGAGAAGGAGTAGGAGAAAATCTAACAATACAAAAACTTATGGATAGAGGTGTTGATTTCGGTCTAAATGGTGGCAACATAAGTTATGAACAATCAATGTTAGATGCACCATCACTAGGTTTTGTAAAAAGTAATAAACAATATCAAGGTAGATTAGTACAAATAAATGACTTAAAAGGTATTCTTCACAATTTACAATTTGATGTAAGTCAAGCTATGTCAATAGCTATAGGTTTAGAAAATTCACAAGAAATTGAAAACTATGATTTTAGTAATTTAGTAACTTTAAATAGTACATTTGCATTTCCAGACAATATAAAATCATCTATAAATATATTTGTTGGCGATTCGGAACAAACTGGTTTAAGTGTCGGTGATTTTATGCCAGTTGATGAAACTGACCCTTATACAGGACAACCGATATCTTTTTATTATGGAAACACACCAGGATATACAGCAGTAGAAGATGGTTCATTTATTAAAGTAGGAGATGAATCTGCTGAAACTGTAAAAGATGCTAATGGAAATGTTGTTAAATCAGTATTTAAATTAGGTGATGCAGAAGAGTTACTGTACTCATTAAGCAATACAGAGATAAAAGAATTACAAGACCTTATGATATTTTATGATAGGGAAACATTTGAAGGATTAATAGAAAGAGATGGATTTATTAGTCCAGGTAATCCAGAACTACAGTTTATTGCATTGTTAATGGAAGAAGGAAACAACAGTATATTAATGAATGCACTAAATCCAGATGCGTATGACAATGTTGTATCTAATTATAATCCAGAAGTATCTGACTGGAACAACCTAGGTTTTGGTGCAAGTAAATCCAATGTTGTAAAAGGCATTGTAGACAAAACATTAGAGATTAATTCTTTAGATGCAGTCATGGGTGTTGGTTCAGAATATTGGCAAAATAGAGCATATAACTTAGTAAATCCTAGTCCAATAGAAATGGAAGCAGAACTACAAAAATATTTTAATGCTTTAGGACTAAATATGACATCTAGTGATGCTGTAAGGTTTGGACAACATTTGTTAGACACAAGAGCAACAGAAGCTAAAAGACAAACAGAAATAGCAAAGCAAGTAGAAATGTTTTTGTCTGGCACAAGATTGTTAGAATCACAAGCGTTAGTCACAGAAATGCCAGAACCACTAGCACCAGGTGCAGATGCTATAGAAAAACAAGCATATAATAAAAATTTAAAATTGTATAACGAATACATACAGGCAAAAGAAGAAGGAAGAATTAGAACTGTTGCAGGTGTAGGAGAATTTATAGCACCTACTGAAGAAGAAGTACGAGAACGATATAATATGCCTGAACTAGAAACTTACAATTCTGAATTAGAGTTTAATAAAATATTAGAAACAGGACTTGCAGATAGAATAAGTGCTGTTAACAATGTACAAGCACTTAGAGAACAAAGTGCAAAATTTCAAAATAGATTTTTAGCAGCTAGACAATTTATGACAGGGGCATAATGGAAGAAGAAAACAACAACACAGATGTATTCGGAGAACTTGATTGGTATAAAGCTAAGACAGTAGAAGAAATGCGTAGTGACCTTATTACTATGGCTAAAGGTGATTATTTTAGTAATGAACAATCTTATGTTTTTAAGGCAAGTGGAAAAATTGTTATTAGAAGTGGTGAAGAAATTAACGACCAAGCACCTGAAGGTCCTGGTCCAGAAGAATACGAACAAATGAATGATGAACAAATAGTTCAACAATACATTACAAGAATTAAAATGTACCCACCATTAGTACAGATAGAAAATAAAGAAGAATTTGCTGAAGCATATTTACCTGCGTTAGACAATATGAACAATGTTGCTGCTGTGTTTAGTGGAGATACTCATCTTAATTATGGTAATGGCATGGAATTAGCATCAGAAATACAAACAGGTGCTATTACAGATTATATTGCTACTGGTTTTAAAGATACAAACGAATTTTATGATTGGTATTTAAGTGATGTAGCAAACATTCAAGTAGTATTACAACCAGGACAAAAACAAGCAGAAGATTTTAGTATTGTTGATGCAGGGTTTTATGATAATGAAGAACCATTTGATGACCCTATGTCTACACCTAATACTAAGTTTCCAAGAAAACCTGAACAACAAGAAGATGTACCCAATACTAAATTTCCTAGACCAGAATTTTCACAGTACAACAGACCAAATAAATTTGCAATTAATCCTGATGAGCAACCATTAAAACCACAGGTTAATCCTTTACAAAAAGGACAAGACTTTATAGATATAATGGCAGACATGCGTAGGATAAATCCCAAAGTTACCAAAAAAAATAATGTAGAAAGAAGGAGATTTTTTTAAATGAGTACTCATTATTTTTTTACAGAAGCAGATGAAACTGAAGTAAAATTTATGTTAGAAAAAAACGCTAAAAGTTTATATAAATATGGTGTAGATAATGAAAAACCATGGATTGTTTTTACAGACCCAAATCCAGAAATAGAAGATATACAAGATGCTATGGACTTACTTAGTGGTATATAAATGTCAGAAATAGATACTGGATTAGAACAAAAATATTTATCAACTCTACAAGATTTTTTTAACTTGTATGCTGTGACATTAAAAGAATATTTAGCAGAATATGATTTTGCAAAAATTCTAGATATAAAAAATGGAATAGAAAGTTCTAAAACAAATACACAAGGTCAAAATGCAAAAAGATTTTTTGAAACATTAGGGTTGCATCAATACAAAGGTATTAAACCTAATGCTAATAAAGATAACTTTGATTTTATAAGTGCAATTGATGATTTTTCTTTATCAAGATTAGTAGATATTGAAGAACCACAAATGGGTGATTATTTAAATTTAGATACAAAAGGTTATTCAATACATCAAGCAGTATTAGATAGAGTAATTGGAATAATGATGGGAAATGATGTTTATGCAGGTAACAGTAAAGAATTTAATTTTATGTCTTTAAAGTCAGGTTTCCCAGAACTATATGATGCTTTAACATGGAGTTTTATAAATAATCATTTATCTATGTCAGGAGAAATGACACACATTAGTATCAATGGTGATATGTTCACATATTCAGAAATTAAAAATTTGTTAGACATAGAAGGTATTCCTTCTGAAAGAGTGTCTGGAGTAGATTTACTAAGAGCATTGTTTCTAGATTATGGTGGTGATGAAATGGATATAAATATGACACCAACAATGTCTTTTAAAATGAAAGTAGGAGAAAAAATTAGGGGAGTTATGGACCCAGATGCAGTAAAAATATTAGATACTATAGAAACAGATTTAGGTGGTCTGCCTGGTGGGTCAGTACATGGTGGCGTTACTTTAGAAAAATCTCAAATTACAAATCCTTTAGATAATTTAGGAAATAATAAAAATTTAATAGAAGTATTATTTAAAAATATATTTCAAATGACAGATGAACAAACAAAACTGTTGCCAACTCTGGACATTGATGAGTTAAAATTAATTGCAGATAAACTAAATATACCTCTCGACAACATGATGCACATTGATTGGGATTTTATGCAGGTCGCATCAGCAGATGGATTTTTACCATTTTTAAATGACCCTGCAGTGTCAGGAAATGCAAGTAAAAGCAAGTTAAAATCTAAAACATTACCACCATTATTTAAATTAGTTAACGATTTTATGGGTCACTTTAAAACACATAATATTTCAGTAGAATCAACTGCAAGTAAAGCTCTTCCACATTTAATGAATATGTACCAAGAACTTGGTGCCATGGTTATAGATGATTATCCTGCTTTTAGAAAAAACTACACAGGTTCAGGTACAGGTCATTCTACATCAGCAGTTCTCATACTCCCTGAATATATGTTAAATCAAAGTGTTCATAAAAAGATTCTTAATCCAGGGGAAAAATTCTCTATATGGAATGAAAATATTAGACAATTAACAAAAGATTTTAAATGGATAGATGTTAATGGTGAAGAAAAAATAATTAGAAAAGGTGAAATACTTTTAGATAGTCAATTTAAAACTTTAAAACAAATGGCAAAAAGAATGGGTATTGAATTACCAGAATCACCTGTAAGTAGAGTTCGTGGTGGTAACAAACCAGGAAATGTTCCAGTAGCAAAATTAGGTTATGGAAAATCTGCAATTAATGCAAGGTTTGGTTCTTTTTCAGCAGAACAACTTATTAGAACAACTAATATGTTAACCAGAGATTTCAATGCAAGCAGTGTAACACAAGCTGCTTTAGGTTACGAAATAAAAGAATTTACTTATAAAGATTGGGATAAATCACCAGGTAAACCATCTATATATACAGATTTTTTTACTAAGTTAAGATTGGCACTTCGTGATATAGGTACTGAAGAACTATTTTTAAAACAAATAGTAAAGACATTATTTAATGGAGAATTTATTGATGGAGATGCACAACAAATATTAGCTGTTCCTATACCAGAAGAAGCAGGATTTACATTTATTCCTTTAGGTTCAATGTCAACAGATGATATGTTAAACCTTGCATACATGAAACAAGGTAATAAGAATTACACTCCAGATATATATTTTGGTGGAAGTATAGGCAAAGTAAGTTACACACCTGAACTTGTAGAAGGTTTTAGAAACATTTTATTCACAGAAGATTTATTAGAATTTTTTAGTAGTAATGTTTCTAAAATTGTTTCAGTTCCACCTGTAGGGTTAGAAAATGCTGATGGTGTAAAGCCGACAGCATCTACAGTATATTCAATACAAGACATGTTTAATAAATCACCTAAAACATTTTTAAATTTATTTTTAGAATACCGAAACCGAACAGGTGATGAAGTATTTGATATATTACCTAATGCAGTTTTAACAAATTTAGAAAGATTAACAAATAAAATGTATCGTGATTCTATTACTATAGATGATTTACCAGATAAAGATGTCAATGGGAACCCTATAAATTATGAAACATTGTTGACTGATGGATTAGGGTATGAAACTATAATGGAAACTTTAAACAAACAATTAGAAGATTTAGGATTAGAAAAACTTGATGATGATTTGTCTGCACCAGTTAGGGTAAGACAACAAAGATTATTACAAAACCGAGCAAGTGCCAGAGCAGCAGGTGCAGTTAATAACCAAACACCATACTCAGTATTAATAGATATAATAAATAATCCAGATAATACTATTACTTATCACGACACACCTCATTTAGGTAGAAATGTAGATGATGCAGCAGATGGAGTTGATGCTTTAGCTAACTTCTTTGACCTTACTGAATATAGTGATTATGAGTTATCAGTTACTGGTTTAGCACAAGGTCCTAGTCACATGGATGGTAAAGATATTAATGAAGCTAAAACTACTATAGCAAATTTAGTTACTGGAAACCCAACTGTGTATGGCAATTATTCTTTTAAATTCTTAGATAGATTTGATGGAACTACAGCTATTCCATTTTTAAATGAAAACGCAAAAGATGTTTTTAAGAAAAATTTATTGATAAGTAATAGGATTTACAGTAGTAGAGGTGGAGGTCTTGATTTTTTAAATAGATTAACTTCACCAAAAACAAAAGTTTTATTTTTTGATGTATCTCCAGTGCAAACAACTGCTGTGTTTAAAAACAAAATACACATGTTAGAATTTGACATAGGAATTGGTGAAAAACTACCTAATAATAAAGAACATATAAATAGAATTTATACACAAGTTGCTTATGAATTTGATGAAGTGACAAAACAGTTAAAAATACATCATTATGTAGATAATATTCCTAATGACCAAAATGACTTTCAGGGAAGCGTGGTAAGAAACCAAGGTAATATAAATAATATATATGCTATTAAAGATTCAGCAATAATAAAAAGTTTAATGGACTTGCATGGTGTTACTGATGAAACATTAGTAATAGATGGTGAAGGATTTCTGCCTTTGTCACAAGGAGTACAAACTGTAGCAGATGGTAATTATGATACTGTTACTGTTGTACCAGGTAGAATAGCACATACATTTAAGTTAGTTGGAACAGAGGACCCTGACCCAGATTCTAGTATGTACACAAAAACATTATCGGAATCTAATGCACCATTACTACGAAGTAGAAAAGTTGGTACATTATGGGGTATATTTTCTGATTTTGCTATTAATGAAACTGGAGTAGAAAGGATAACAGAGGAATTTAATTTTACAGGTGATATGTTGTCTGATTCTGATGTAAGATTACAACCTGTTATTAATCATCCTAATTTTTATATAACAAAAATAAAAAATGAAAATCTTTCAACAGATTTTATTAATAACGCATCTACATTGTTTGAACCCTTTGGTATGAAACAAGATAATATAAGTGGTTTTAAAATTTCAAATGTACACATTTTGTTTGAAACAGCAGAAGGACAAAACATAGAATTAGTTGGGGATTTAAATCAAGATTTAGTTTTAACAAGAGTTTCTAGTTATAACAGTGACACTTTGGATAGAGAGCAAGTTGGAAATGTTATTCAAGAAACAATCAAAAAAAATTATCCTAATTTAGAAGAATTAACTGATTTAGAAAGAAACGCTTTAAGAAATAACTACTTAACATTTCCAGAATTGGACACCACAACTGGTAAACAGGTATTAAGTTCTTTAAGTGGTGGTGAATTAGGAGAATTTAAAGTAAAAAAAATACAATTTCTTGACAGCACTTTGAATGCGTATGGCGATACAGAAACAGCACTAGAGATAAATCAAGTATTTAAAGATTTAAGAATTAGTTTTGATGATAGTAGTGGAACAGGCGTTCATACATACAACCCTTTTGTAACAGAAATAATGGAAAGTAATTCGTACATGGGAATGAATGATAGAGATTCTAGTCTTAGACAAAACCTCTTTCAATCTGGAGTTGAAACTATAGAAGCAAATTCATTTAATGAGCTGTTTACAATTTATGTTGACAATATGTATGGTCCAAAATCTCGTAATTTATATCCTCTTAGAGGTAGATACCCTGCACCTTTAAGAAATCAAGATGTTATTAGTAATTTTACAAATATAAGTTTGGAACCAGATATTGTAAGTGGTCCAGAATACACAGATGGTTTAACTAGGCACAGTCCTGTTACATCCTCTGATATTGCTAAAGCTGCTAGGTTGTCAGGTTCTGCTATGAAAACAATATTAAAACCAGTTGGTGGTGCATTTAAATTACTAGAAAAATTTGATGTAGCTGACAAAATAGTTATGAAATCAATCAAACCTGTTTCAAGTGCAATAGCTAAAGGTGTATCTATGACAGGAGGTAGAGCAGCAATAGCAGCATTAGGTGGTGCTGCAGCAGTAGGAACTATAGGTGCAGGACTAGCAACAATATATGCTGCACAAGAATTGTATTTACTCGCACATGGTCTTATAAAAGAAGGTGATTTATTTAGTGATACACAGAAACTAATGAAAGAATTAAGGGATGACAATCAAAGTGATGGTGCCTGGAAACGATTTTGGGTAAGCACTGGTAAAAATGCTTGGAAAGGTTTAGAGTGGCAACAAGACCATTCACTATCAGGATGGGTAGAAGAAAAATTAATGAGTGGTGCAGGTATGGCATATAATGAAATAATTGAAAGAAGAAATAATAATTATAATTATGTACAAGAAGTTGCAAGTTTTGCTAACAATAATGAAAGTATATTTGACAATGTTAATAAATACGACCCACAGTATAACGAAAACTTTGACAATATAAATAAGCATATAAATATGTCTACGCAAACTTTGGGAACACCAGAACATAAAACAAACTTAAATACACAACTGAATAATATAACTAAATATGGAGTGTGGAACAATTCTGAAGATTTATTGTACAATGGTAATGAAGAATTTTTAGCTACTGTAGATAATTACATTAAAATAGCTGAAGCATACGAAAGTATAGGATATTAATGGCAGATTATTTTGTTGATGAATTTATAGAACCAAATGAATTAATACAAATTGGAGATAGTTTGTATGGTGTAATTTACATGACAACATCATCAGGTGGTAGTTTACCATTATATATAAGAGTAGATGAACCTTCTATGTTAAAAGAAGGAGTTAAACCAGATATGGTGTTTGCAACTATAGAAGAAGTTGAAGAATATAATGGTGAGTATGTCTTTATGGAGTATCAGTTAGGGTATAGCGAAGTTATGACACTTGCTGAACAATCTGCAGCAAACACAAGCACTGATAAAATTCTTAATATTACACAAGACCAGTTAGAGTACAACGCCAAACATATTGGCGACCATTATTCAGATTTAGATATGCAGTATGCTTTTGCATTATCAGCATTGTTAGGTCTTGATACTGTACCTACAGAGTTGTTGTCAGAAACATCTTGGTATAAATCACATCCCTCTGATGCAGCTAGAGCATGGGCAGAGTTTTCATTTCAAAATGAAGAAGAAGCAACACAGATAATTAATGATAACTTAGCTTATTATAAATTAGAAGCAGGTGAAAAAGGATTAGCAGGTGCAGAAATTAACAATCTTATTGTTGATTTAAATAGTGCTGTTACTACAGGAAAAATAACAAAAGCTGAAGCTAACGAGATAATTAAAAATTTAGGTGATTCTGCTAGAAGAAACCTTATGGGTGGTGATAGTGTAATACACGAAGATTTCCAAAAATACATTGGAAAGATAGAAGAAACTAGAGGTGGTTATTCTGCTGCAGAAATACTTGTGTTAGATTATGGTGGACCATTGTTACTAGATGGATATAAAAATAATGGAAAGTTAGATGAGATAGCTGCAAAACTTAGATTAGATGCAGAAGGTGGAACAAATAATAACGAAATATTAATTAAAGAAGATTTACAAAAAGCTGCTGATGTTTTATATCCTTGGGCAAAAGGTAGCAAATACAATGTTTGGGCAGGTAGCTTTGAAAGTTTAACTACAAAAATACTTGGGCAGAAAACATTAACACCTACACAACTTACAAATGTAGCAAGACAAGCACAAAAATTTCAAGGAAACTACCAGGATTTTGAAACATACATGTACAAGGAATATATAGACACACCATATATTCAAGAAGAAATATTAAGTGAAGCATCTAGGCAATTACAAACTGATGTGTCTGGTGTGTTTAACGCATCTACAATATACAGGAGATAACAATGGCATCAGTAACAATATATAGGTATGACAATCTTGCAGGTGAAACATTTGATGATGCTTATGCAAGAACACAAAAAAAAGAAGATGGTTCTTCATACAGTACTGCACAAGAGTTTGCAGAAGATTTAGTTAAAAATGCTAGTTATAAATTTTCTAAAACAGAAGCAGAAGATGACCAAGTGTCAAGACAAGCAAATCAATTCAGAGTAGAAGATACTGAAACAGAAGATATAGTTGCACCTGTAGCAAAAAATACTACTAAAGAAGAAATGGCTAGAAGATACCCATATTTAGATGCAAGATTAGTAGATGTATTATTAGAATCTTATACAGTATCACAAGATATGCCAACTGCACTTGCAGACATGAGAGCTAATCCATTAATGGAAGTTATATATCCAGGCATAAGAGATGAATCAACTGGCGTATTAAGGATGACAGAAGTAGAGTACTTAACTTCTGTAGATACAATGAGTAGTTATTTAAGAGATTACAATTTAAATCCATCAGAGTTTTCTGATGACATAGTCGCTGCTATAGCAGGTAATGTATCGCCTGATGAGTTTAATACAAGGTTACAATTAGGTTACGAAGGGATTGTAGATAATATACCTGAAGTAAAAGCAGCTTATTTAGAAAACTTTGGGATAGATTTTCCAGATGAAGCAATATTTGCTATGTTTGTATCACCTACAGTTGGACAAAAAATATTAGAAGGCAACATTAGAGCAAGTCAAATACTTGCTGAAGCAGAAGTAGCAGGAATGGGAATGGTTAATGTTGCATTTGCACAGAGTTTAGCTAGACAAGGTTTGACACAAACACAAGCTAAAGAGGTATTTCAAACTACAGCAGCAGTAGCACCTGGACTTATGGGTGCAGCAGCAGGACAAGGTAGAGAACTAACAGAAGAACAAATTATAGGTTCTAGGTTAGGTGAAACAGAAGATATACAAACATTACAAAGAATTACACAACAATCAGCATCAGAATCTGCAGTGCAATTAGGTGCTGCAAAAACACAAACAGGTCAAGTAGTAGGATTAGAAGAACAATAGACTTGCACCTTTAAAATATCTGTTATACTAAACATTGACCCTGTAGTTAGGTCTGGGGGTAAAAGAATGACCTACAATTTTGTAATCGGTCTTGATGCCTACTGACAAGACCTGTCAAATTAAAAACAGTAGTGTAAGACTAAATGCAGTGGACACTTATACACCACTTGTAAAAATATCGTATAAAGAATGGACAATAGAATAATGACAGAAGAACTAAACAACTCTGACACTGGCGAAAAGAACTGGAAAGAGATGAGAGAAAAACTTAATCTCTACGAAGCGAAAATCGCAGAATTTGAAGGTAAAGAAAGACAAGAAGTTTTTAACAAAGCAGGTCTTGACACTACTAAAGGTGTTGGAAAAGCAGTTGAGATGATGTATGAAGGTGACATGACTGTTGAAGGAATACAGCAATACGCATCACATGAATTTGGAGTTGAGTTTGGGAATCAAGACAGATTACAAGATACTGTACAAGCTACAGAACAAAGTCAAGATAGACTAAACAACATACAGCAAAATTCAGTTGTAGATTTATACAACACAGATGCAGTTTCAGAGGTTCGTGATATAGAAAGAACTGGAAGTACAAGACAATCAATAGCTGCCAAACTCTCTGTTATGGAAGAAGCTAAAAAAAACAAATAGTTTTTTAACAGACTTCTTCTAAAAGTATAAGACAATTTAAATAATTTATAGGAGAAGAAAATTATGGCAGATATATCGTTAACTAATAGTACGATTTATGCACAAAATATTAATAACTTTACTGGTGAATTGTTTAAAGTTGGTGGTCAAAGAACACCTTTAATGTCTGCAGTTGGTGGTTTGAATGGTGGTAAAGTATTAAACTCTACATTTTGGCAAATCCAAGTAGAAGATAATGCAATTATCAATTCAGAACCAACTAAAGGACAAGAAGGTTCAACACCTACAGAATATCTTGGAAGAGATAGAGCAGCATATACTTATGTAACTCAAATTTTCCATAAAGGTGTACAAATGACCTACACAGCTTTAGCATCAACAGGTAACCAAAATCCTTTTGACTTATCAGCTAATATTGCTAACTCATCTGATGGAGATGGAACAACAACAGCAGCAGATAAACTAGGACTATTTGGTGGTAACCCAGTAAATGATGAATTTGCTTTGCAATTAGAAAAAGCATTGGAAAAAGTAGCTAGAGAAGTTGAATGGTTTGCATTCAATGGTACATTCGCAGATGGTGCTAATGTAACACCTGGTTCAGGAACAAGAGAGATGAGAGGTATTGCAGAATGGCTAGAGCTAAATGCTAATGCTGACAACTCTACTGCTGCATCAGCTAACCCACTCGGAGGTAATGTATATTACAACGATACAGTTGGTGATGGTTCAGGTACTGACCAAGTATTAAATTGGGATGCTATCGCAGGTGCTATGAAACGACTTTATGATGCACACGCACCATTAAAGCAACCAGTTCTCTGCGTTTCTCCTGCACAAGTTCTTGCATTAAACAAAGAACTACTTGCAGGTAATGTTGGAATTACAGGTGCAATCATACCTAGAGATAGAAGTATCGCAGGTATTGATGTTGACACAGTTGTAACCCCATTCGGTTCAATCGGAATGATGGTTATTGACCCTGATGTCTTACCTTCCAACAAAGCATTCATTCTTGACTTAGCTTATGTACAACCAGTATTTACCAATATCCCAGGATTTGGTACTGTGTTTGTTCGTGACTTAGACCAAGATGCCAATGCTAGAATTGGTAAAGCAATTTATATGGAGATGGGATTTGAATATGGTCCTCCTTCATATCATTGTGAAATTTCAGATGTAGCATAAGCTACATTATTTTCAAGATTAGGGTGGAACTCCACCTCCACCCTTTTCTTGTGCTATAGTAAGGAAAGTATGATTATTTCAAAACAAGCACTTATAGATGTTTCAGAAGATGCAAGTAATTCTGTTGGTTTTAAACTAGATGGAATGTTACTTTGTGGTATTCAATTCCCTGCAACTATGACAGGTTCTGCTGTTACATTTGATTTCTCATTAGACAATACTAACTGGGCAGATGTCAAAGAAACAGATGGAACTGATGTATCATATACAATTTCAGCAGGAGATGCAGTAAGAGTTGACCCTAGTGGTTGGGCTTTTGCTAGTAATGGATATTTAAGAATTACATCTGATGGAACAGAAGCAGCAGATAGAAGCATAATAGTTCATTTAAGACATAGTTAGGAGGACCAATGAGTACGACTATTGGTAACCTCGTAGACAGGACTTATAGAGAATACCTAGAACCAATGGAAGATTTGGTTAGTTACACAACACTTGAAACAGGTATGAATACAACAGTAACTGAAGTTGTTTTTGATGGTGACTTGTTATCTGT